TACCGCACCCTTACATTTCACGCGCCCGTTCGCCCCCGTGCTCAGTTCGCCGTTGAGCTGATTAGACCACATGATCTGACCATGTTCGGCTGGGAAGACAAAATCGTCTTCCGTGGAAAACTTTGATTGCAGCCGCCACTCGCGCAGCTCGCGACACAGTTCATCTGAAATTGGCACGTTCCGGTACGCAGCATCTGTTTTTGGTGGCCCGATTTCTAGCCCGTTTTCTCCCAGCACAATCGCCTGCTCGACAGTGACGAAACCGGCGTCCATGTCGATGTGCTTCCATTTCAGTCCGCGCTGCTCGCCCGAACGCAGTCCAGTTTTTACGGCGAAGGTAATGTGCATGGCGTAGCTGCCGCCGTGCCGAATAATCTCGGCGATCAAGTTTTTGGAAAAACGCGACGCCTGATGTTTCGTCGCCTTCGTGCTGCCGATCAGCTCGACCAGGTTTATTGCATCGCAGGGATTTTTCATGCAGAGGTCGTCGCCCACGGCGTATTTGAAAACATTCTTTAAAAACGAAAAGCGGTTTTTTATGGTCTTGGGCTTTTTGGTTTCAAGCAGCTCTGAAATTGTTCCTCTGATCACGCTCGGCGTAATCTCATTGAGCTCCCAGGAACCAAAAAACTTATTCCAAAAATTGGCCGATTCTCCGCTGTCCTTGAAGCCGGTGTATTTCAATTTGTCATTCGGATTTTCATAGCGACGTTTGTAAACCGCCACACGATCAGCCGCTGCGGCGGCGAATGTGCTTTTTGATAGTCCGCTTTCCAACGACCCGCCAATGAGCATGTTGCGGCGGCTGAGCGCCTCGGCCTCGGTGTCGAAATGTTCTGGTTTCCCGCCGACCACTGCGGTGTGCAAATTTAGTCGCCACGCTGCGCGGCCCGCCTTCGAGCGGCTGGGCAGATACGTTATGCCGATGTCCTGGCATAAATTTGCTGAGTAAGGCTTGTTGAGTTTGACCCGCTTCATAAAAACCTCCTGTTGTTGACAGTCCTTGTCTATTAATTAGACACCATATGTCAAACTAGCAAGAGGTGGATCTCGTTTTTAGTGACCCGTTAGTGACCCAACGGCTCCACTTTTAACCAAAAACCGCAGAAAACTGGGAAAAAAAGTGGCGGGAGTGACGGGACTCGAACCAGTAATAATACTAAATTGACATGGCCTGAGCGTACCAGAATGGCTTTAAACAGCCAAATGAAAACTTTCTCGGCTTACATCAAATCAGTCAAATCAGTCAGTTTAGTGACCCGTTTAGTGACCGGCGTTGGACACTATGTGTCAGGCCACATTTTCCATGCGATTGATTAATCGGGCCGAACGATTAGGGAGCTGCCGCGCCCATCTGCTATCGGCCATCTGCACTGCGGCCTCTAAATAGTCAGGCGGAGATGCGTCAATCGCAGCTCGCATTTTCTTAAAATTTGAGAGCCGTGGCATACCCAAATTGAACATCATATTTGCGAGGATCAGCCGCACCTCGTCGGGCTGGTCGTGCCACGATTTGAAAAGCCAGTCGCAGTCCTTGATCGTTCCAGCGATGTCTTGCGCAAACAGCTCGTCGCACCGCTCGTCCGAAATTTCATCACCAATAGCCATCGCTGATTCTGGGTCACCATCCAAAATCATATGCCCGATTCCGACCGTCCGTTTTTCAGCAGAACAAATATATATGGATAGCTGGCGACCCTCGTCGTGCGCCAGCTCCTCACGCAATTGATCAATATTCATTTGCGCTGCTCCTGCTGCCAAGCGCGCGCTTTGCCCATCGAGCGCGAGCCGAACCAGAACGCGATTATGCTGGAAAAAATCACGCTGGTTTCGTCGTCCCAGATTGCCAGCATACCGGCGCTTAGATCCATGCCCTCGGTGTTTACCATCGTGTAAAGCGTGACGCCCTTGATCGTCGCAAACAGGGTGAAGAAGGAGTAAGTAAGGACAGGGCGCACAGAGCCGCGCAGAGCGTTGACAAATCCGCCAGCGTCAATTGATCGATCATGCTCATAAATTCCTTTCGTTTCGGCAATGTCTGCCTGGGCATCCAGCTCGCTGATTTTTAGCTCGGATAGCTGGGCTGCATATTTTGCTTTTTGCTCCAGCATCGCCAGGTCTTGTTTGTTCTGCTGCCCTTGTTTGAAGTAGCCCAGAACTTCAGGGATGACAGACGTGCCAAACCCAAGCGCCGTGCCGAGCAGAGACAAAATCATTTCTTGGCCTGCGTGAAACTGGTCGCGCCAAAGTAAACGGCGACCAGCCCGCTCAATCCATAAAAAACAGGACCGACTGGTGCGTTCGCATACGAGCTTGGGCTGACCAGCACGCAGACGACAGTCGCGGCCATCAGTGCTAACGCAGCCCAACACATCAGTCTGCGGTTAACCTGGTAGCTCGCCTTGTCGGGAATGTTGTCTGATTCAGTCATCTACTTTCCTTTCAGCAGTGGATTATCAAGTGCGCGTTGCAGCGTTTTGTTTAGGCGAGCTTCCAAAGCATCGAGCTTGGAATCAACAGAATTGATCTTTCCGTCAAACCTCTCGGATGCAGACGAGCTAATATCGCGCAGGGTCTTCTCGGCCTGCCTCATGGCTGACCGTACATCTGCGTCGGCTGCGCGTGATCGTCGATCTACTGCGCCGATCGCCTTGTATGTTTTGGCGCTATCGCTCCGTTGGTCATCACGGAGGTCGCGGGCAAGCGTCTGGATTTCCGCAACGCGCAGGCGAACGCTCTGCATCTCTTTGCGTACAGCCTCAACCGTTTCGTTCTGTACGGCCAACCTCTTATCGAAGCCAGACAGGTCCGGCGCGCTGTAGCTGGCAATCTTTTTTTCCATTGCCTGATATCTGGCATAAGCCTCAAACACGCCCCAAGCCCCGCCGCCGAGCGTTGATAATGCCATCACGATTGCGACCAGCCTGCCGCCTTTAAACGTCACACCCGCGAACTGCATCTCCGCCATCAGCGGCTCCATTCTATTTGCATGAGACGATCATGTGCCGCGTTAGATCCACCGAACATGGTGTAATCCTGCAACGGATTGCTCATGCTGCGGTCGTCGTTCATCCCGGTTGCCGGGAAAAACCCTTGCGTGTCGATCATGCCGACATCTGACGAGATTTTCCCCGCCAGCATATTCATCACAACCATCGTGGTTGCCTGACCAGCCGCGCTATATCGTTGCGACGGCGCGATCTTTTTGACCACGCGCTCGGCAGCGGCCTTCTGTTTTTCCTGTTTTGTCTGAGGCTCGGGTTCAGCTTCGGCTTGTTGTTGCTCTGGCGCGGGTTCCGGCTCCGGCTCAGGTTCAACAGCTTCCTGCGGTTCTGCCTGTTGCTCGGCTTCGGCCTCTGGCTCGGCTTGCTCTCCGTTTTCCGGCTCTGGCCGCTGCTCCTGCTGTTGTTCGGCTTGGGATTCCGGCTGAGCCTGCATTTCTGTTTCGATGGCCGCTTCAACCTGAGCCTCTTGCTGCTGCTGTTCCTGCGGCTCTGGCTGCGCTGTCTGTATTTCTGCAACTACAGGCGGAGGAGCTGGCGCGGCTGGTTCGGCATACGCGGTAGCGACAGTTTGCGCGGGTTGTGCCGTGGCCGGTGGCGGAGGGGGCGCTGCTGCTATCTCGGTTGGCGGCGGAGTAAACGCAATTTGAGTATCCAACTGCGCGATCTGCTCCAGCACCTGTTGCTCAACTATATCCTGATACGTAAACGTAACGCCGGGTGCTGCGAATTGGGGACCGAAAACTCCAGATTGAAACCCGGCATCTATCCCAAATAATTCAAACTCCCCCGTTAGTAGGCTGAAAGTGTTGGGAGCCACCTCGTCGGCAAACGTAAACGTCCGCGTACCGGAAAAATCCAGTTCGATTTCGCGCTCAAACTTCTCGACGACCGTGTTTGTGATATCGAACAACGCGACCGTCATACTGAATATGTCGCGGCAGTCTCCTACCTGCGTGACGCTGCCGCATGTCTCAAGCGTAGCGTTTGACGGGTGGCTCGTTACGTCTACAAACTGATTGACCGTAAATCCGCGCTGGATCTCAGCCTCGGTCAGTGGAACATCAAAGCTGGATCTGTAGGTGCCGCCACCGTTGCCAGCGTTGCCGGTGCAGAACTGCCCCGCTACGCAGCCTCGACCAATTTGCGTGCTGCCGCTTGCTGTAAACGCGGACATGTCCGGCGTCACGTTTTCCGTCGTCACCGTCTCAGCCATCGCGGGTGCATTAGTTAGCAGTAGGATAAGGAGCCAGCGCATCATTCGTACATCTCCTCATCTTCAGGGTATTCCGTAGCAGCAACCTCCGCTGCTGCTGCCTCGTCTCTTGCAACACGGATCATCGAACCTTCTGGTGCGCGCTCAGGGTCAGCCAGCCACTGAGCTTTTGCCGCGTCGCCAATTGCGCCTTGAAACGGACACGGTGTGCCCGCCATCCAGAGGGCGTCCCACACCCTTTTGTCTTGGCACAGCAGAGAGATGCCCGCCACTTTGAGGCCCATGCCGTAAACAGCGCGGGCCAGCTTAATGCGCTCACAGTTAAGGTCGCGTGTGGTTGTGCCGCCCGACACGCCAAACAAACCCGTCTGCAAGGCAGCACTGCTGCCGACTTGGCAGATGTCGCTGTTGTTCACGACAATGCTGGGGCTGGAGGCGGTCGGAGGCGCTTTATCGATTACAGTTGAGCTGCTTACCGTGGCGCTGGTAACGGTATCGACTGCATAGGTCGGAATCGCCCAAAAAAGTATCGCCGCAAAAACTGCGACAATCGCGAGCGCGGCTAATCTTTCCCGCACCATTTTCGCACTGTTTTCGTTTCAAAAATTCGGATGATTGTCCAAATTAAACTAGCGGCAGCAGCAGCAGCCGGGAGCCATGAGACAAGGGTAGCGCCGACGACCGCCAAGCTGGACACGTCCAGCATCATTTTAATTTGATCGGACATCTATCTCTCCAGGCACAAAAAAACCGCCCGAAGGCGGCGATCATCTGCTGCGCGGGGGTCAACCAAGTTCCGGCCAGTCGTACAGAATGCCAGATTTAGTTACGCTACCATCTTCATTGGTTGTGTAGGTAACAAACAGCGCGGCAACCGCAGCGGTGTTAGCCGTGCCAGCAATTGCGCTCTCCATCGCAGTCGCCTTGCTGCGGATTGCATCGCGATAGGTCACAATGTTCGCGGGGATTGCAGTAGCCTTCTCAGCCTTGCGCGTCACAGCCCAGTCTGTCTGTGCCAGCAGCGATCCCTGTTGAGATTTGACCTCTGCAATCAGGTTGGACTTGA